GCTGTTGCGGCATCGCCAGAAACATGCCTTCGGAGACCAGCGGCGCAGTCGGGATCAGTTGCGCCGTGTCTGCGCTCCCGGCCGTCCAAATGAACAAGCCCCCGCCCTCGGGCTGAGCAATCAGGTCTTGGCCAAAATTGACCAAGCACCAATCGTCGACCGGCGTGGGCACGTTAGGGCCGGTCGGCGTAATGGGCGTATCTTTGCCGTTAGAGATGACAAAGAGGCCCTGGTCGCCGCCAAGGGCGAGGTAATAGTTGTCGTTGAAGTCCGTCCATGGCCACATCTCGCGAATTGGCCCTGGCATTGTTGGCGGCACGAGACTCTGCCCAGGAATGGAGAAGAAGAACTTCTTCCATCCGCCCATCTTTTCTGCGAGCCCATCGCGCCATCGGAGGTTGTTGGACTGGCAGATGGCCGCCTGGAGCAGAAGCGGCGTCTGCTCGGCGTGGACCCCCGGCATCAGCTTGACGGTCATGAACGGCATGGCTCACGGCCCCGGTGTGGCGGGCGGCGTCGGCGGCGGCGCCTTCTCGGACGTCAATCCCATCCACCCGTGCACCTTCTTCCGCATCTCTTCGGCCTGGGCGGGAGCGAGCAGCGTCTGATAGTTCGTCTCCCACGACATCGATTGGCGTGGATCGTCGGCCGAGGCGCTCCAATTGTGCTGGTAAGCAGAGCCCGCGCACATCGCGGCGGCGAGGAAGAGATCCGGCAGGATCGCGGTCAAGACAGTCGTCTGCGTCCCATCGCCAGGGGCCGCCTGATAGAGAGGCGTCGGGCGGAATTTTCCGATCAATTCTGTCGCGTAATTCTGATCGGGGAAAGGCCCGACCAGGATCGAATGGTCGTCGTTCATGGCGTAATATTCTGGCATGCCCCTGGTCTTGCTCAGCCCGTAGACCATGCGCAGCCATTCTTTGCTGACGGGAACGAGCGGCACGCGCTCGCCCTGGTCGGCGGCCAAGAAAGCGCCGCCATCTATCTGGTCACCTGGATTGACGGCGATCACCCATTGCGCGGAAACCCCATCGTCGTACCAGACGTACAACTGAGCGTCAGTGGTGCTGAACCAGAGCGCGCCATTGGCTGGCGAAGGCGGCGGAGCATCGCCGACGGACGCGAGGTTGGCAGTAGCGCTAATGCTGCGACTTCCCTTGCTTCTCGGCGCGCCGCCGGAGCCCGGATTGGTCGCGATCACCCATTGGGATGAGTCGCCATCGTTGTACCAGACGTAAAGTTGCGCATCGCTGCTGCTGAACCAGAGCGCGCCGTTCGCAGGGTTCAAGGGTGGAGCGTCGCTGACTATGGCGCGCGCGGAGCCGCCGCTGCTTCCGCCGCCTACGCCCGCTGGGCCGCCCGTCCCCTGGTTGGTCGCGATCACCCATTGGGTCGAGTTTGGATCAACGAACAGAACATACAATTGCGCGTCCGTGCTGCTGAACCACAGGGAGCCGTTGACCGGCCCAGCGGGCGGGCCGTCGCTGATGATCACCGCAGCGCCGACGACGTTGTGGTCTGTGACGACGAGGTTGACGTCCTCCAAGATCAAAAGCTGCGGCATGAGACTGGAGAAGTCGAGCTTCGATGAGCCGCGCGTCAGATGGGCGATTTGCGTCGAGGTGGCGTAGAGGAGGTCGAGGTCGCGGTAGCACCGCTGTTCGGCTTGATCGATCAGGGTCTGCAGGATGGCGACGAACTGGGCGTCGGTGGGGTCGTTGTTAGGGACCGCCATCTCGATCGCCAGGGCATTCTGGAACGTCGTGTAGGTGTACATGGCGAACCGTCTAATGCTACAATTGCGCAACGACCGAGTGCTTGGAACACCCGGTCGTCACTTGACGCAGCAACCTTGTGGAGAGGTCGCCATGCCCGCTTTCCGAGATATCACGAATCAACGCTTTGGGCGGCTCACGGTCATCCGCCTCTTGGCCATGAAGAAAGGCGGCTCGCGATGGCTCTGCCACTGCGATTGTGGAGCAGAGATGATTGCTTGGGTTGGCGCGCTGACTTCGGGGAACACGACCAGTTGTGGCTGTCGCCAACGAGAAATCGCAGGCTCTCTTAATCTCAGCCATGGACACTCGCGCGTTGGCAAGAGATCGTCGGCCTTTACGCGCTGGGCAACGATGATCCAGCGATGCAAAAACCCCAACAGTTCCAGCTTCGAAGCCTACGGAGCCCGTGGTATTGGCGTTTGCGCCCGTTGGCACAATTTCGAAAACTTTCTTGCCGACATGGGCGAACCGCCTCCTGGCATGACGATAGAGCGAATTGATAACAATGGCAGCTACGAGCCGAGCAACTGTCGATGGGCGACGCGAAAGGAACAGGCGGCCAACAGACGTCATCGAGCTTTGGCCTCAAGAGCTTGAACTTTTGCCGATAGCTCATTCAGAGCGTTGATGAGCACCGCGACGATGTTCGAATAGGCGATGCCCAGCATCGGGTTGGCAGGGTCTCTCGGATCGCTCGACTGCGGGGGCGCCTCAAACACCACCTCTGGCAGCGGCTTAATGACATCCTGCGCGATCAGCCCCACCTGTCGCCGGGGATCGGACTTGAATTGGTAGAACACGCCCTGCAATTGGCTGATGATGGCGAGCGCATCCTTGACCGGCTCAATGTTCCGCTTCGACCGCCCGTCGCTGCCGTTGACGATCGGCTGCGCAAAGGTGACGACGCCCGTTGCGCGGCTGATCTGGAGCGGCAGGGAGAGCGACGCCCCAGAGTCAGAGAAGTTCGAAATGAAAAACCCTGATCCAGAGTTGGGGGGTGAGCCAGTCTCATTATTCGTGTCAGAACCCATCTGCCAGCGAACCGAGCCATTGTTCGTAAGGGTGATCGCCGCAAAGTGGGTCGCACCGGCTTTGTTCAGGATCAGATCCGCAGCGGCAGGATCAAACGTCCCTGGATACGGCGTCGCTCCCGCTCCGTTTATCTTTACCGGACTGGTGATCGTTCCAGCGGTTCCGCCACCAGTCGGCACGACGGCCCAAGCCGCGCTTTGACGACCATAAAGCTGACCATCAGTCGGCGCGTCCGCGAGGCCCCCCGAGCCGGAATGGGCATCGACATACTGCTTGGTCGCGGCGCCAAGCGGAACCGTAGGATCTCCGGCAAGGATCAAGGGGCCCGTCAAGGCGCCGCCAGTCAGGGGCAAACCACCCCCGCCGCCACCCTGACCTGTAGGCACAACCGTCCAAGCGGCGCTCTGACGACCATATTGCTGGCCATCGAGCGGGGCTTCTGGGACGCCGCCGCCACCACCACCCGAGGCGGCGCTGCCTCTCCATTTCACGCCGTCCCAAGTCCAAGTTGCGCCGGCAGAAACGAAGGTCTGCCCAACTGTCGGGTTATTAGGGAAGTCGAGCATGGGTCATCCCCTCTTCTGCATGGCGGCGATCCGCCGCGCTTCACGCCGCGACGGGATGTGGGTCGCTCGGACCAAGGGGGCTGGCGGCTCCTCCGGAAGCAGTGCCGGGGGCGCGTCTAAGCGAAATGGTATATTCGGCCCCTGGAGGTTCCAAGAATTTATAACAAGTTGAGCTTGATTGCCGTAATACGGAAGTTGACCGCCAAGTCCACCAGTGAACAACGCCACTATAGGGATCGTATAGAACAGTGCGGTTGTGTACACAGGCAGGTAACTTAACCCGTCAGTGCTGATTTGAAACGACGTCGTCGTCGCTGTCTGAATGATACGAAGCCATACCTTGTTTCCAAGATTTGAAATAACATAACCGTTTCCAGTGGGGAGAAGACTACTTCCAAGATAATTTAGATAAGCCGCATTAACAACGTTCACTAGATTATTAGCCCACCTACTTTGACCGTCATAACCCCCAATCTGCATCATTGCAAACCCTGTGTTCACATTCAGATCTTGCGCCAACCCAACACCAAACGACAAATTGCCGGTATAACCAGCGGTTGGGTCGAGGAACAAGCCAAGAGCAGAAATAGCAATGTCAAGCGTATACGGAGGCACAGGTTGCGACCCAACACTTATTGCCGAACAATAATTACTTTGACCAGTCTGCGCATTCGAAAGAGCCTGAAACGCCACCCCGCCTGGAACATCAACTAGCAGGACATCTGGACCTGCCGAATATGAAAAGTTCACAGTGGACCAGTTTGCAGCCGTCGGCGGCGGCACGACGAGCGGACCTCCGCCTCCACCGCCCCCTCCACTTCCGATAGCATTATCTATGTACAGCCACACCCATGCTTCAGGAATAAAATCACGCTCGGCACGTATTCTAAGCGCGTTGCACCCGCCAACGTGTGACGTAAAACCACCCATGGCGACAATTGTAACGCCACCACCCGCCGCTACACCCGGCCCAACTTGAGGAACAACACCAGGATTAGTAGGCGATACTACGTCATCAACCGGCATAACGGTGCATATGCCAAAGTCGTTTGAATAGCCGTCAATTATAAAACCAGTACTAACAATGTAACTAGGAGAACTCAAAGAATCAAACGCCCAAATGAGCATATTCTGAGTTGACCATGTTACACCGTTGTCAGCCGATACATCCAAATATAAATTACCAGTAAGAGTATTGGTGGCTAAACTACTAATGAACATCATCAAAGTGCCACCAGTCAATGGAATATTATTAAAAACAGCCGTTCTATTACCGGGCTGTATCATAACATTATCAATAACTTTGGTCCAACCCGATCCAGTAACACCCCCACCTCCGCCGCCACCGCCACCGCCAGGGGGAAGGCCCGCAATGGCTGTTGCGATGCTGTCGTCAACATATTCCTTGGTCGCTGCGCCCAGCGCAGCGGTTGGATCGGCATTTAAAATGAGATTGCCGAGCATGGTCCCGCCGCCAAGCGGCAAGAACGGGCCGCCAGACGGCGGCGTTCCCGACGCCCCGCCGCTAACCAGGACCCATGACCCGCCAGCGCCCGTGCCAGGGTCGTACCAGATCGTCAGTTCATCGACGGGAGGAGGGTTGAACCACAGATCGCCGTCAACCGGATTGGGAGGCGGCAAGGGGCCAATGGAAACATCGCCTCCGGGGGGTCCAGGAACCCCTGGCGGTCCCGCGACGCCAGGAGGTCCAGGAACCCCGCCAGGGCCGATCTGATCCCATTGCAGCGGATTGAACGTCCCTGGACTGACCGCCTGATTGGCGACATAGAGGACGCTGTTGTAGGTGACGAAATCGCCGGTAGCGTAGCTCGACGTCGGCGAGAACTTCCTCACCGCGAAGTCGACTTCGCCGACCAGCACGGCCCATTGATTAGGCGCGAACGGCCCTGGCGCCACTGGGCCGATCGCGCACCAGAGGTCGCCATTGAAGATGACGAAGTCGCCGAGGTTGTAAGCCGCCGTGCTGGAAAAGAAACGCACCGCAATCAGATCGATCGGGGTGTTGCTGGCGTTGATCACGCCAAGCTGCAGATCCGCCCAGTTGGTGTAGAGTTCTCCGGGGAATCGTCCCACTGGACGGGCGAGCGGAACAGAACTCCTGATTGTTTGAATCCGATTCGTCATGGCTATCTAGCCTCTCGCTCAGGGCGTCATATGACGCCAGATCGTACGCTCAGTTCAGCGACTCCAGAGTGTATTGGAACAGTTGAAGACTATAAGTCGTCGCCGTCGAGGCCAGCTGACCAAACACGTCGATGACGTTTGACACGGTTGAGTCGATTGAAGGGGGGTGAAACCGCCCATAATTGTCGTAGTGCCTCCGAATTGAATATCAAATGCAAACGTACAACCAAGGACATTGGCGTAAAAAAACCCAGACATCTGAAGACGGCACGTCTTACCAACTGTGAAAAAGTTTGCTGGTGCATTGAACTTCGCCGCCACTGGCAACAAAGACGTCGGAGTGCTGTTTGAAAGCAGCGGGCCATCAACAGCCAGAACCGCAAGAAGTTGAGTAGCATTGACACTGCTACTGCTATCCTGCCATGTCAGATTGCTACTGCCGTCCGTGGTCAGGAGTTGACCGCTCGTTCCCCCCGCAACCGCTAGATTAGCATCTGAAACCGCCAAAGGGCCAGTCATCGTCCCGCCCGTTAACGGTAGGTAGGGAGTCATATCCTCAACGGCGCCGCCGCCCGTCCATTTGATACCGTCCCAAATCCACTTGACGAAGCCGTTTTCAAACTCATCGCCAATGGCAGGGGTATCGGGAAAATAGAGAGCCATGTTTAAAGCTCCGCATTCGCACTATATCTAATGTTTACCCTTGCAGTCCCTACGGCCGTTGCCGATGCATTTACATAAAACATATTCCCTGGCGGTGGATCATGATTAAGTGACGGAGTAGCGCCTAGGTTTGTCGACGTGTTCCTTACGATTGTCATTGTTGCGGTCGCCCCAGTTCGTGGAGGGACTGGGCATGTGTTACTAAAATAAATAGCGTTGCCAGCATTTGCTGCGTAAAGGCCATCACAATAAAGGGTGCCAATTTGGTAGTATCTCTGACACTCTGTCATACATCTAGCCATCGACAGTCGGTTGAACGGCGTGGCAGCGGCTCCACTTTCAAATTTAACCCGCGTTACCGTTCCAGTGTTGAACTCGACTATGGTGTTTACGCCAGGAGTCAACGCTGGCGTGGTGAGGGGGCTCGCTGCATAAGCGCCGGTGGGAGCACCTTGGTAAACTCTCGCCTGCGCTGTTCCTGCCCAGGATAGGGTGTACGGACCGCCATCGATGACCCCAGCCTCGATGATCTGGGTCAACGTTCCTGCGGTAATCGTCACAGTCGTATCTGGAATCACCGCCGCGAATGTGTAGGTGCAGCCACCTGCGCCCGCCTTCCAGCGGTCATGGCCGTAACCGTTCATGATGGTCGGGACTGCGGGGAGCGCCGTGCCAGAAACGTAGGCGCGCTGATTGATGGCGAAGTTGCCGTTAATAATTAGATTTTCGCCGACGCCACCCCCGCCACCGCCACCAGACGGGACCGCCGAGATCGTGCCGTCAACCGCCGCTGTAATCGTTGTCCCGTCAGGCTTGACGCCACCCAGCGTGGTCGTCGTAGCGGGCGGTAAGGTATAAGAAGAACCGCCGCCCAAGGGCGCACCGGCGACGGTCGGAGGCACAGCGAAATCAACAACGCTGGTGGCGCGCTCAATGGTCAGCGCAGCCGGAAGAAACCCTCCTGTGTCACTCATCGGCGTGAGAACAAAATTGCTGCCAGCGTTGGCGCCGCCTTCAGGGGTTGAATCCGCCAACATCATCTGCCAGCGGTTTGACCCCGCGCTTTGAGCGAGAATGGCCCGCTGGGTAGCCGCCGCTCCGTTGACAACGACGCTGTTGTTGCCGGGGAACGTCACCACACCGGTGAACGTGCCGCCAGATAGGGGCATGTAGAGAGCGAGATCCGTCGCCATCGTCACGACGTTCCAATCAAGCGGGTTGAATGGCCCCGGTCCAAAAATGCCCGTCGCGATATAAATTCTGCCGTTGTAAAGGACGCAGTCCCCTGTGAAATAGCTCGCTGCCGGTGAGAAATGGCGCACCGCGATCAGGTCGACGGGCGCGTTCGTGTCGTCGATCACCCCCAACTGGTTGTCGGGCAAGTTCACATAAAGCTCACCTGTGTCCCGTCCGACAGGACGGGCGCCAGCGGTCGAGCTTCGCAGGATCAGAATGCGGTTCATGACCCCTCAAAACTATGGGAACGTGCCTGCATCGAGGATCGCATTGTCGACATAGCCCATGGTCGCCGCATGCAGCGGAATGGTCGGGGGTCCAGCGAGCGTGAGCGCGCCGGTCAGCGTGCCGCCGCCAAGCCCCAGATAGCGCGTATCGGCCTCGGCCACCGTCAAGCCAGAACCCTCGACCGTGTCGAACGTCACGCCGTCCCAGATGACGAGATCGCCGTTGCCGATCAGCGATCCGCCGATGCCGAGGACGCCACCGGGCGCGAGTTCCGGCACGGCCGGGTCGACGGTGACCGCCATGTAATAGTCGCCTGGAGTCAGCCCCAGCGCCACCGGGTTGGTCAGGTCGGGGATGTTTGCAAGCACCTCCCAGGTCCCCTTGAACAGCCGGAGGGCGGCGATCATGGTGTCGACGTAGGACATCGGCGCCGCTTCCTGCGGCAGCGTCGGCGGACCCGGCTGGAGGATCAGCGCGCCCAGCATCGTCCCACCCGCGAGCGGGAGCCGCGACGTGTCGGAGGGATGGACGTGATCTTCTCGCGCCCAGATGGTTGTCGTGCCGACCGCCGCCACGCCATCCATCAGCGGGGCAATCGTGGCGGCGGGGAGAACCGTCGTCACATCGGCCGTGGTCAGGACGACGGGACCGGTGCGGCCATTGAAGCTGTCGACGCCAGTCGCCGCGCCCACCACGGGCGTCCAGTTGACGCTCGGCGGCGGGGAATTAGTGTTCGCAGTGACGCAGACGAAAAGCTCGCCCGCGCTCAATACGACGTCATTGACGGCGTAGTTCGCCGTGCTGAGCCAGAACCGGACAGCGAGCAAAGGTGTCGCCGCCGCGTTCCAGACCCCGAACTGCCCATCGGCGAAGTTCACCCAAGGTTCCCCAGCCGTCTTGCCAGCGGGCAGCACACCAGCCGTCGAAGAGCGGAGGATTTTGATGGTATTAGGCATGGCGCTTACCTTTCTTCAGAATGCTCCTGCGTCGATTATGGCGGTCCAAGCCGCGTTCAGTCGACCATAGGTGGTGCCGTCGCTCGGGGCGTCAGGGATGCCGCCGCCGGGACCGACTGGGACTACCACCCAGGCGGCGTTCTCGCGCCCGTAAAGCTGACCATCGCTGGGGGCGTCGGCGATGCCGCCGCCTCCGCCGCCCCCGAGGTTGGTCCCGCTTATCGCCTCCCAATTGACGTTGGGCGGCGGCTGGTTGGTGTGCGGGAATAGGCAGCGATAGATGACGCCCGCCGAGACGACGAGGTCCTCGACCACGTAGGCGGTCGTCGGGGACCACCAGCGGATCGCCAAGAGGTCCATCGGTTGGGCGGTGTTGCCGTCCCAGACGCCCCACTGGCGATCGGAATAATTGACGTACGGCTCGCCATCCTGCCGCCCAGCCGGCCTGACGCCAGTGGCGTTCGAACGCAGGATGCGTAAGACAGCGGGCAAGAGCGCCTCCTAGAAATAGTAACCCGCGTCCCACTCCAGGTCCGGGTCGACCGGCCCTGGCACGCCTTGCGGCCCCTGCAGGCCCTGCGGCCCAACCGGCCCCACCGGTCCGACCGGCCCCACCGGGCCCGCGACGGGCGCGTACCACTGGCTCACCAAAGGCGAGGTGTTGAACTGGACGCGGATGGCGTCGCCGACCGCTGGGTTCGGCGGCGGCAACCATCGCGCGAGATCGAACGCCCTGGTCGTCATGCGGGAGCCTGTTCGTAAGCGTTGAGCCAGCCGGTGTATTCGAGCGACACGTCGCCTTGAGGATAGCGGTGCGAGTACACGCACCAAGCGTGGCCGATCGGCGCGCCGCCGAGAAAGGTGAACTCGTGCAGGCAATCCTTCTCGATCAGGACGTGAAACGGACCTTCGCGCTCGAAATCGAACGCGACCGCGCCACCCGGCTCCCATTTCGTGACGTGCCAGTTGCCACAGAAGCAAATTGTGGTGTGATCGAATCGATGGAGGTGTCCGCCGACGACCTCACCCTTCTTGAGGCCCATGCCGCCCTCGCCCATGGCTCTTATGTACAGGCTCCCGCTCACCCACTCGGTCACCGCTCAAGCTCCTTCACCCGCAATTCCAGTTGCTTGATCTTGGCGATGGCGATGCTTAGCACCCCAGCCAGATCGTAGGCCTTCACCATGTTCGGTTCCGGGTTCTCGATCGGGTTGCCGTGAAAATCGAGATGCTGGGTGTAATCCGCGAGCGTCACCAGATCGGGCGCGCCGATCTCGACGTCGTCAGCGAGCAAGCCCCAGTGCACCCGGTTCGGATCACGCATCGGCCGATCGGTGTAGCCGGTCGCGGACAGCGGATTGCGCTCTCGTGGCGGCTTCAGCTTGTAGCGCACCGGGTTGAAGGCTTTGAACGCGGCGTCGACCTCATCGAAGTTGACCGGCGTGATGTCGGATTTCAGCCTGCTGTCTGACGGCGGGCTGACGCTGGCATAAACGACGCCGTTGAACGTGGTGGACGGCCCTACGTTGCTATGCATAAACCATTGATATCCGTAGCCACCGTTGCCGTTATAAAGGTACATCTGGCCCTGGGCCCCGCCATAGCCAGTGTAGCCGTCATGCATTTGGTAAAGCCCGCAAGTGCCTTGACCGATGGAGTTGACAGCCAGCACAACTGGGAGCGGGGACGGATTGTTAGCGCTGGTGGAGTCGATCCAGCGGTAGTAGTTCCCGCCAGACTGGTATAGGTCGATACGACCGTTCTGAAGAGTTATCTGGCCATTGATTGGCTGATCAAATCGCCAACTATAGCCATTCTCAGCGGTGATATGATTGATGTTCCCGGAGCCATAGCCGATATAGCCAGTGCGGGTCGTGCCGTTGGGGGCATAGAAGCTGATCTCGCCGGTCTGCGCCGTGCTTCCACTATGCAACTGAAGCGAGCCAACGCTCGCATTGGCGCGCACCGTCACTGTGCCAGCCATGGTCGCCGCACCCGTCGTACTGAGTGCGCCGTTAATTATAAACGTGCCAGCGTTAGCTTGTAGCTGATTAGCCCCTGTCGTCAGCAACGATACAGTATTCGGCCAGAACAGCCCAAGCCCATTGTTGGCAAAATTCAAACTGCCAGTCATCGTACCGCCGCTGGCGTCAATAATATCGTTGGCTGCCGTGCCAGCATTATTCAAGATCTGCGGCTGCACGTCCCCAGGCGGTTTCTGGATGTACAGTACATATCCACTAGAAACAAGCCTTGTGCCAGCAAAATTCACTCCTGCAAGAGACGGAAAGTTCAAATCGCCGGTCATCGTATCGCCAGCGAGATTAACGAACGTCGCCAACGCGGTGGACATCGATAAGCTTGGGCCCTTCGTCAAATTATACTGACGTGCGCCCTCGTTCCACCACACGATCCAGCCGCTATCAACTGACTGCCCAGAGAGACCCGGAACATTGGGCGGGACAACTTCTGGCAAATTCGGGTCTTGAGTTTGGATAAACCACGTCCAACCATCCTGCGGGTTCATGCTCGCAGGGTTAAGATCGGGGTAGTTCAGAGATGGAAGATAAACGCCTTTCCACAACGCATTGGTCGTGATTGCGCTATCAACATAAATCTTATTCGTCGCCTCTAAAGCAAGCGTAGGCGGAGCCGCTGGTAAGGTGAGCGGCCCTGTCATGGTATCGCCAGCCCTGTTTACCTTCAGCGCCTCCCACAGAAGTATGAGAGTATCGACGTAATTCTTGGTCGTCGCCTCTGTATTGAACTGTGCATCGCGAGACAACAATAAAGGCCCAGCCATCGTGTCGCCAGCTTTGATCACATAGCGTGCGTCACCATTGACAGTGTCGATGATATCTCGACCGTTCAGGCCAAAAACATTGGCGATCTGCGGCTGCTCGCCGCCGTTGCCTTCTTGCAGCGTCAACGGCCCGAATGATGATTGATAAATCCCAGAATTATCGGCAAAGAGAACTTGACCGCCGGGGCTAAACAACAGATTGCCGGTCATCCGGTCGCCAGCGATCTCGACAAACGTCGCCCGCGCCTCCTGAATGCTGAGCGACGAGCCCTTGACCATGTCGTAGGCGGCGGTGTTCGCGTCCCACAGAATGCGGTCGCCGCTATCGATCAGCATGCCGCCAATACCCGGCAGAAAGGCTGGCGCAGTTTCAGGCGCGTTCGGATCAATGGTTTGCGCGATCCACGACCACCCGTTGAGCGGGTTCATGACGCTGGGCGTCAGATCGGGCGTGTTTTGCGCCACATGCCACACCCCTTGATAGAGCGCGCTGGCGGCAATGCTCTCGTCGACATACTGCTTGTTCGTCACCTCATCGGGACTGGTCGGCGGGATGGCGATGTACAGCGGACCCGTCATGCTGTCGCCAGCACGGTCCACCTTGATGTTGTTCAGGTTGGCGATCCCGGCATCGAGTTCGTTGATTGCCGGGACAACCTCCTTCGCCGCCGTCGTCATATTGGCGACGTCGTCGCCCATCACGCCCCGAAGGGTCAGCGAGGTGACGGGAAAGACGTCGTCGGTCCCGGTCACGATGTCCGCAGGCTGCGCGACCGCTAAGCCCAAGGCGGCCTCTGGCAGGAAAGGCGGCGCGGCGGGGATGAGGGTGAGGGTGAGCGCGGACCCGGCGGGCACGTTCACGAGGCCAGGGACATCCTCGCTGGCCAGGATGACGCTCAATGGGTTCTGCGTCGTGCCGTCGCCGGTCATCGTCCAGTCGTGCTCGACGACTGACAGGAACCCGATTTGGCTCTTGGCGTAGTAAATGATGAATGACTTGGCGTCGGCCTCCGGTGGATAGATGAACTCGATGAACTGGCCGGTCTGATCGAGCACGAAATCGATCCCCGGATCTTGCTCGACGCCGTCGACGACGACGTGCAGATCGGTCACCTCGCCAGCGGTCACCGCGAGGCCGGTCAGGCTCAGCAGCGCGAAGCTCGTCGTCACCCCGTCGAACGGCAGCGTGGCCAGCTTCTCAGTCAGCACCAGGACGGGCGCAATGTCCTTCGGGTTGATCGTCACGCTAATCGCTATGATCGCGCCAGCCGCCGCGCCCTGCAGCAGACTGACGGTCTCGGTCGCGACGTCGATGATGTAGTCGCCCGAAAAGGTGGCGCTCCATGGCGCGAGCTTGACGCCGTTGAGATAGACGTCGACCCCTTCGTTCCCCGCGAATATCGCCGAGAGGCTCTGGCCAAAGATGTCAGGGGTGTTGATGGGGAAAGCGGTCTGCGCCGCGATCGCCTGATAGTAGAGGGTCTGCGAGGCCTCCGCCCAAACCCTGGCGGCCGGGTGGACGTGATCGGCGCGCGCCCAGGTGGGGCTGACGCCGATCGCCGCGTGGCGGCCTTCCACCTTTGGCAGCGTCGTCGAGCCGACCGGAATGATGATGTCGGCGGTCAAGGCGTAGGGGGCGAGCGTAACGGCCCAGTCGGTGATGTCGTTGTGGTCGAGAACCACCGCGCCGCTGCGGCCCGCCACCGAGCCAACGCTGGGCATCCAGGCGTTGTTCTGGCGCGCATACCACCGTCCGTCGGCGGGCGCATCGATGAGGCCGCCGACGCCCACGCTGGGCGCTCCGGACCCGACCCCTGGCGGCGTGCCATAGGTGTAGCAGGCCTCAACCTGCGACCCGACGCCGACGCTGTAGACCGGGTGAACCCATTGGATCGTACGGCCAACTGTTGTGAAGTCGGGCGGACTCGTGGCGCTGAAAAACGGATGCCCGTTGACGTACAGGACAGTCATCTGCCCGTTGGGCTCGTAGGTCAGATCGGGGATGACGTTCTCGGTGACGATCGGCCCGAGCATCTCGGTCTTGATCGTGTTGATGAGCCAGTCGATCGTCGGGTCGACCACCGCGAAGATGTCGATGACGACGACCTCGCCGCCGATCATCGGCGCGCGGAACGGTTGCCAGCGGGTGTCCTCATCGCTCGATGCGACGAACACCACTGAGTTGATCTGAAGCTCGATGGTGTAGTCGCCAGACCCGGTGCCGTCGTCCTCGATGAGCCGATCGCCAGCCACCGTCACATGGAGCGCGTGATTCTGGGTGAGGGCGAACATGCGGCCGGAGCGATCGGGCGTGCTGAGCGAGAACGCCTGCTGCCCTGGCGCGGCGACATAGATCAGCGTCATGATCTGGTTCAAAAACGCGTTCGGCCCGAGCGCGCTGATGTTGCTCGCGCCGACGCGGCAGGTGATGCCGTGCTGCACCAGGGGGACTTGCTCGTCGCCGAACAGCGGCCCAGCCAGGGGCAGTTCGCTGATCGGAATTTCTGGCTGCTTGGGGACGGGAAGCTCGTCGATCGGCGTCATCCGTGTCGAAGCCGCCATCGGCACGGTCTTTTGTCCGAACGGACCGAGGAAGGCGCTGGGCTTCTCGCGAAACGTCACGGTTCTATCTCCATCGGCACGCCCGCCGGATAGTTGCGCTCGGGATCGCGCTCGGTTCCGAGCGGCCCCTTTCGAGGCGGCGGCGGCGCGGTCGGTCGGAGCGGCTGGACGTGAACCGTCTGCACGCCGACGTCGCGGACGTTGATCGGATAGCGATACAATTCTGGGCGAGGGTTGGCGATCGGGACTGGGTCGGGCCCAAGCAACCGCGCTTTAAGCTGGGGGTTCGGCGTGTCCAAACATTGCTGACAAACGAGGAAGCCCAGGTTCACGATCATCGTGCCCTGCCACTGCCTATCCCACTTTAATTTATTGTGGTTATACCATATCCCGCAACGATCGCAAACGGCAAACGCCCGAGGCGATTCGGGGTTGGTAATGGCCCTCCCGCTTTGGCTTGCCCACCCCATGGGAGCCTCCTACAAACAAGCGAGCCGAAGGCGCGCTGGAAACGCACCCCCGGCTCTGACCAACGACGTGCTGGAGGCGCGCCCATGGCTATCGATATTCTGATCCCGATTCCGTTCCTGCGCGAGTGCTTCGACTACGACCAGGAAACCGGGGTCGTACGATGGAAGGCGAGGCCGCGTGAGCACTTCGCCACAACGCGCGGCTGGAACATCTTCAACGCGCTGCGCGCGGGTCAACCCGTCACCTACAGCCCGAACGGATATCCGAGAGCCAGGATCAGGTATCAGGGCAGGCTTTACGGCATCTTCGTTCACCGCATCGCCTGGGCGCTCGCGAAAGGCCGCTGGCCGCCCCACGAGATTGACCACTGGGACCACGATCCTGCCAACACCCATCTCAGCAATTTGCGCGAGGCCACGCCCACCGAGAACCAGCACAACCGCAAAAGCCCACGAGGCTATTCGCGCAAGCGCAACAAGTGGGCCGCGAGAATTTTGCTCAACCGCAAGACTATCCATCTCGGCAGTTTCGATACCGAAGAAGAGGCCCATCAGGCCTACTTGCGCGCTAAAGCACAATACCATCCCTCTTCCATCCGCTACGGTGAGTAGAACTCCAACATTGGTGAAATGAATATCGGAGAGTTCTCAGTGTCCCTCTTCATCGCAAGCTGAATAGCGCGCTCGTATTGAGCCTGACGCGCCTTCTCTAATGCGGGCGCATAGTGCACAGCCAAGCGGGCGGCGAGACCGGCGCACGCTGCATCCAAGAAGCGATAGGGCGCCTCAAAGTTCGCGGCGTTGCGCATCGAGGCGTCCATCTGCCGCCGGAAGCGGGTGAAGCGCAGCCTGTAGGCTGTGTCGGGCACAGGCCACAGGGTGAGGGTCGGCTCGATCAGGATGTCGTACCAGTAGACGGTCGGCCGCCCAGGCATCTGCTTGTTGGGATAGGCCATGTACTGGCCTCTGGAGATCGAGGTGAGGAGAAGGTCAGTCTCCTGCGGCCCGTGCTCCTGCAAGCCTTCTATGGGGCCTCCCTCGCCCCAGCCGAGGGTCACCTCCAGGACGGCGATCGTCGTCGGATCGACGGCATAGGTCGCATAGCCGGGTCTGGTCCAGACCTCCTGCGCATCGACCACCCACAGATTGGGGCCCTGGAGATTGCTCCACTCGACCTGCATCAGGTTGGCCTCTTGCACCGCCATCTGCAGCATCGCCGTCTTCACCATCGGGCCGCGAATTTGGATGCGGCTCAAGCCGTTGAGGACGCACTCGCCGATGGACGGCGCGAAGTCGAAGGTCTCGGTGAGGTTGAGGTCAGCCATCTACTTCACCATCGCCCCGTAATTCGAGCCTGGGGAGCCCTCACCCGCGACCCGAGGCGGCGCGAAAGGCCCCTGGCTGATGTTCGAATGGCTGTGCTCGCCAACTTGCAGGAACGTCCCGCGCACCGAGCCGACGCCGAGCCCCAAGGTGAGCCGGAAATAGAGCGGGCACGCCATCATCTGAAAACTGATAGGCGCAGTTCCCATTTGCGCGCCCGCAGGCAGAAGCGAGCGGTCCCAAGTCATCTGCGCGAGCGGCACCGGGCTGACCAGATCGTTGGGGTCTTCGAAGGAGTAGTCGAGAATGAACTGGCCGCCGCCCGAGGGGGCGATCGCCACGCCAACCACAGCGGTCGCGTAGTCGTCCATGCGGACGAGCACCGTGTTGTTAGCCGGGGTCGCGGTGGCGGTGATCGCACGCATCCTTACCCCTCAGAAACATTGTACTGCGTTACAATCATGCGCACTTGTCCCACGCCGGTGTTCACGACAAGGCGCATCCAGATGGGCGCGGTCGCCATCGAGAAAGTTATCGGCAAGGCTCCACCGACCGCGCCTAGGGGCACCAAATCGGTGCGCCAAAGCATCTGCGCGATCGGCAGGGGACTGACGAGGCTGTCGGGCCCTTCGTCGAACGAATGCTCAACGGTGTACGTGGCGACGCCGTTCACGGCGACCTGAATCCCGAGCGGGGCGTCGGCCCACTCATCAAGCCGGATCGGAGGGCTGGCGAACGGGAGGGGCGTGGCGTTCGGCCCAACAATCCGAGTAATCGGTCGCATCGCAGACCCTCACTAACGAAATCGCCGCCGCCCCTTGGCAGAAGCGGCGGCGCCTTTTAGGTTCGACGACCGGACCCCTCAGTTTTGAGGAGGGGAATGCGAGTCTAAGGGGTCCGCTCCGACTCACCCATAAGCTTCCTTCCCGGCGGCTTCCTCGGCGTTCCTGGATGCGTCAACGGCTTGAGATCGGCGCCCACGCCGCCGCCACTCTTCCGCCCCGCACGTCCCATGCTCGGCTTGGTGCCCGCGCCGGAAATCGCGCCGCCTGTCGCCTTGTCGTCTCGCCCCTCTTCGGGGTCGCCTTCATGTTCCTTGAAGGCCTCGGGCAGTCGGCCGCCGCGCTTGCGGAACAGGGGGCCCGCGCCGCGCTTCAGGCTCGCATCCGGGGTTCCAGTCGACGGCGCGGTGCTATGGAATGCCTTAAGCGGTTTGGAGCCCTTGCCGGCGAAGACGACGCCGCCCTTGGCCCTGCACTCGCGATCTGATTCGCCTCGCATGGAAACCTCCTAAGCCGGCGCAACGCCGAGCAGCGCTCCAGGGTTGGTTGCGGTGGCGAGCGCCACTTGCAGCGGATTGAGCCTCTGGTCGACCGTTAGCACGGTCGCGCCGTCAAGGACGAGAGGCGTTCCAGGCGCCGCCGCTGGGCCGTTGGCGCTCACCTGGATGGCGCCACGCGGGTCACCCGTGGTCGTCGTCGCCGGGTTGGTCAGATCAGCCGGGACGATGGTCAAGTCTGTGCCGGCAATCGCTGGCACGCCGCCGAACGCGACATCGACGAGGCTGTCGGCCGACAGGACCGAAAGCGGCAGGCCGATCAGATCGGACGTCACCACCGAATAGTTGGTGTTGTCGCTGAACTGCGGCGTCGCCGAAACGAAGATCGAATAGGTCTTCCGGCCCCAGGTCGTGCCGATGCCTGCGGGTCGTACGATCATCTCGCTCTGCGGCGAGCCGAAGACGTCGATGCCCTGGATGAGGACCGATCCACCGGACGAGCCAACAATGCCCGTGACGCCAACGCCACGCGCGCTGCCGATCTCGGGAATGAGGATGCGCGCCGAGCCGCTCGACGCCAATTTGGCCAGTGAACTCGGCGGCCCGCTCGCGCCGTAGGCGTTGGGGTTGAAGCGGTTGGTGAGGGCAATCTGGCCCGTGCTGTTCACCGCAGGAGCGGGGCTCAGCGTAAGCACGCCGGTCAGGGCGTTGATCGCTGTGATCTGCGACATCTGCGTGGCGCCGCCAGGGCCGCCATTGAGGAGGCCAATCCATTGGCCGGCCCGGTAGCGCCACGCATTGGCGGGAACCGCCAGCGTCGCAATGCCCGTAGTGGCGAAAACGGCGGCGTCGAGCCCCATGTCCAAGCCGACGCCGTTCAGGTAGGCGATCCCGCTGATCACGGCGGGAGTTCCCGGCGCCCGTCCAGGCGCATAGGCGACGATGTTCGGTTGGGGCACGCCCGCGATTGCAAATGCAGGCACCGTCAGCAGACCGACGCCTGGGGCGGGCGTGGCATTGAGGGTGCGGATCGGGAAGGCCCCGAACACCGCCGCGATCGAGCCTGCGCCAAATTGGTCCTTGCTCGACACCGAGCCGGTGGCGGGAATCGCCATGCCGCCCCAGAAGATCGAGGGGCCGATCTCGTCCGAGTATTCCCGTGGCGTGCTTCCGCCAACGCCCCCGGCTAGGCCGCCGAGGGACATAAGCGGGCCAGTGAATGTCGACTTGGCCATAAGTCTTCCTCAGTCGCTCGTCAGCCTCACACGGTCTATTGCGTCGGGAAGCTTCCCCAGACCGCTCTCCAGTCGAAGAAGCCGAAGCTGTATCTTTCGTAGCCCTTCACAAGAAGGTTGTCGGTCGTGAAGTCGACTTGCATCGACATTTCGAAGGCGATGCGCTGCAGATAGAGCAGGCCTTCTTGGTCCGTTAAGATGAACCAAGCTGTCGGCGACGACAGATAATCGTGGACCAGGAAACCGTCTGGCACACCGCCGCTCGTCTCCAGGATTGCGTTGACGTCGTTGTCAGACGTCCCAGGCCGCAAGACGGTCTTGAGGAGGCGAATCGCGATCGGTTCCTGCGCGATCGGGACGATCAGGCGGCGCGCCCTGGCCTGCATGCGCAGACCGGCGTTATCTCTGAACAAGCCGCGAATCGAGGCCTGCGCGTTGAGCAGCGAGGCCTCGTTGAGATCCATGTCGAGTTGGAACCTGTTTGGCACCACCGCGCCATCGATCGGATGGTTGAGCGAGCACAGCGGCTGCTGGTCGCCAAGCACTGACGGGTCGTAAGTGGTCGCGGTGTTGAGGAGATTCGCGCCATAGATCTCCTTGGTCTGGTTGAAGCTTTTCTGCAGACCAAGGTTGGAAGGGCGCCATTGCCTCTTGTACAGGTTGTCGTCGACCATGCGTCGGGTGAAGGCGTACCCGAGCCCGACCTCTTTGTGGTACTGATTGTAAATGTACCGTTCGCCCGCCTGATTGTCGAAGACGGTCGGCGCGCCTTCACCCTTCAGCGCCGCGAGGCCCATGAAGCGCATCGAAGCGGTGCGCTCGACAGCCATGTAGGATTTGTCGACCTGAAAGATCTTCGGATAGATCCGGTCGAGATCCTTGTATTCCCCAGCGACCTTTCTTAGCCCTGGAAACAGCAGGTCATAGGCCGCGCTTACGCTGACTGCCATCGGTCAATCTCCTGCTATTAACCGTGACCTGTCAGGACTTTGTAATCCTGGTTGTTGAAGGTCACGAAGGCCCAGCCAAACGGCGAGGTGATGTCAGTCCCGTTGACCCCCGGCGGGTCGCGGATGAGGTCGACGATGCGGAAGGGGAGGTATGGGGGGCCAAGGCCGGTCGGCGGCGTGACGACGTCGAGGCAGGCGTTGCTGACGCCGCTCATCTGATTCGCGGGCGGATTGCCGCCAATGCCATAGGCGAAAGTGGCGTTGTTGCCGATCATGCCCAGGTTCAACTGGCCATTGGCCTGGACCCGGAACACCAGGAGAGGATCGTCGACTATCTTGGCGCCGACGTCGAAGCCGGTGCCCGAGGTCACAACGTCGCCGGTCGAACCCGACCACCAGGGGCTCCAGAAGGGCTTCCGCGACGACCGCGACATGTATTCGCAGCCGATGAAAACGCCCGCGATCTGGCCCTGGTTTGGAGCCGCGCCTGGGAGCGCCTGGGAGATGTAGCCAGACCCAGGAATCATCGCGACGGGATCGCCGAAATAGATCGGGTTGGCGTTGGCCGGGTTAATGTAGCGCTTGGAGATCTGATAGTCGGGCGCGGCGCCGAGGCGGTGCGACTCAGCGAAACCAAAGGGCGCAAAGGTGTTCGGCATGACGAACTTCTCCCGTGAGGGTTGGAAGATTCGCCATCAAACGAGCGCCGTCGATGACATGAATTGTGGCAAGCCCAAGAGCGCCAAGGGATTGCCTCTGAAGGACCGAACGGTGCTAGCGCACTTGCGATGCGCCCGACCTGCGTCGGGGCTCCCGCCGATCCCTCAGATGACGGATTGGTACTGCTATGTTGACGCCGTCGTCAAGAGAGGTGCCGTTAATGTTGTCGGCGGGCCCCAAGAGCGCCAAGGGGCCGCCGTCTTTGTCGATCCGTTAGTTCTCGTGTGGGAGGCTAATCCGAGATGCTAACCGGGCCGACGTGGCCACGAACTCTGGGCACTGTTTCCGCGTGGGCTGTACGAGGCGCTGTACCGGCTGGCGCCTCTGCGAGCTTACGTTCAGAACTGCGCACCACGTCAATGGCGCGGGCATTTTCCTGCCGACGGACCCGGTCTGTCAACTCCTTCGGCCGCTCGACCAAAAGCATGCCATCAATGATGACGTTCTCAGCGTCATACTCGGGATAAAGAAGCTCGCGGTGGCGATGGGCGGGAACAGGGCTCCAGCCCGTGCGTTGGAGCGAAGCGACATATTGAGGGTATTCCTTGCCCCAGACCGAGTTGGTCTTCCACTCGTAGGTCCAACCGGGCGGCGCTTGCGCAAACCACTTGTCGACATAGACCTCGCTAAAGTCACCGTCGCCATGCTCCGCTCTAAACTGAGCGATGCGCTCGCGCGCGCGCGCCTCGTGGTCGACGATCTGGGGCTTATGGGCGGCGACCTCTTCCGCGCTCCGCACCGTATCCTTGAGGCCGTTTCGGCCGTTGGGGGTATCGATCATCGGTAACCTATCAGTTTCCCGCTCGTGCGAGCGTCTTCGAACGACTCCGCGTACTCGCGATCGGTCATGCCGCTAAGCTCGGCCGCCTCGCGCTGTGCGGGGTTAAGCTGGACATGTCCGCGCCGCACCGTTTGTCCAGTGCGCAGACTCGGCTGAGCCGTTGAGGCTG